GGCCAGACCAAAGAGAGCAAGACCGGTCTGGCGCCCAAAACGAAGATACATACGAACAGAGGTGGAGAACACTTCAAGGTATGTACAATGCTGAAGTCCCACGGCTTCATTCCCAGAACAGGGAGTTAGCCGCCCGGGTAAACGAGTTGGAGAGACTTCTTGCTAGCCTGAACACTCCGCAGCCTGCGCAGGCATCGGTTGAAAAACTGATTACTGACAAAGATGTAGAGGAATACGGTGACTCTATCGACGTTATGCGTCGTGTGAGTAGGGAAGAAGCAGCGGCGTATCAGAGCCGTATCAACCAGCTTGAGCAGCTTGTACGTAACATGCAGGCCAGCGTGCTGCCCAAGGTGGAGCAGCTTTCGCAGAGGCAGGCTGTCTCAGCCGAGCAGGTGTTCTGGTCCGAACTCAATGCGTATGTTCCTGAATGGCAGGCGATCAACGAGAACCCGGACTTCCGGTCTTGGCTTCTTGAAGTGGACCCCCTGACAGGAATCGCCAGACAGACGTATCTGGAAGACGCTCAGCGTAATCTGGATTCCCGCCGTGTGGCTAATTTCTTTACGTCTTGGTCTGGAAATTCTGGTCAGTCAGTTGCTCATTCTAATCGGAAGGCTTCGGCAACCCAACTTGAAAAACAGGTTGCTCCGGGTAAAGGCAAAGCTACAGGCGCCGCACCCGCTGCAACTCAGGTGACTTACTCGCCCGCTGATATCAAAATGTTTTTTGATGAAGTGCGTGCGGGGCGGTATAAAGGAAGGGAAGCGGAGCGCGACCGAATCGAGCGCGACATTTTCGCTGCACAGCGGGAAGGTCGCATAGTCGCTGCATAATTTAAAAAAGGACTGGTAAAATGTCTTTCCCCGTTTCCCCCGGCAGGCCCAATTACTCGGGTAACTTTATTCCCGAAATCTGGTCTGGCAAACTTATTGAGAACTTCTACGATGCAACGGTTCTCGCTGCTATCTCCAACACCGACTACGAAGGTGAAATCCGTCGTATGGGTGATACCGTCAACATCCGCACCACGCCGGAAATCACGATCCGTGACTACGTCAAAGGGCAGACGCTGACGGTTGAGCACCCTGACAAGCCGAAGCTTCAGCTTCTCATCGACAAGGGCGAGTACTTCGCTTGCGTCGAGGATGACATCGACCGTATCCAGTCGGACATCAAGCTCATGGATACTTGGTCCAAAGACGCTTCCGAGCGTATGAAGATCAAGATCGACCAGCGCGTCCTGACGGACATGCTCCCGGATATTGCCGCTACCAACAAAGGCGCTACCGCTGGCGAGCAGTCTGCTTCGTTCAACCTCGGCACCACGGTTTCTCCGCTCACCGTCACCAAAGACGGCGCTGGCGCTACCACCTCTGTCGTCGATCTCATCGTCGATATGGGCACGGTGCTTGATGAAGCTAACGCTCCTGAAGCTGGCCGCTTCCTCGTCATCCCGGCCAAGATGGCTGGTCTGATCAAGAAGTCGGAACTCAAGGATGCTTCGCTCACCGGCGACGGCACCTCGGTCGTTCGTAACGGGCGCCTTGGCATGATCGACCGCTTCACGCTGTATGTCAGCCACAACCTGAACGTGTCCTCCAGCAAGTACTCCATCATCGGCGGGCACAAGATGGGCTTCACCTTCGCGTCTCAGATGACGGAGATGGAAACCATCCGTTCTGAATCGACCTTCGGAAACATTGTCCGTGGTCTTCAGGTTTATGGCTACAAGGTTGTGAAGCCGGAAGCCCTGACCCAAGCTGTCATCCAATTCTGATGTAAGCTTTGAATTTGAAAGGATCTACCAATGGCTGCTTATACAGACTCGCTTGGGTTCAATAAGGGTACGGCTGCGTACCCGGATGGACACGGCATTTCCAAGTTCACGGTTTCGCTTGACTTTGCCAAAATCGTTGCGGCTCGTTCTGCTGCTGGCGCTACGGCGCTTGCGGCGACGGACACCCTTCAGGTTATCGCTCTTCCTGCTGGGTCTATCGTTCTTGCCGCTGGTCTTGTCGTGACTAAAGTCGAATCGACCAACACCACGGCTACGTTTGACCTTGGCTTCACGGGCGCTACGCCCTATGCGGCTAACGTCTATGCCAACGATGCTGCGTCGAACTCGCTCGGACTGAAGGCGGCGGACCTTGCCAATCCTTCGGTTATTGTCTCGGCTGACACCATTGACCTTCTTATCAACACGGCGGTTCCGACTGACTGTGTTGTCGAAGCGTTTGCTGTTGTCGTCAACGCTAACGCTTAACATTAATGGGGGCTTCGGCCCCCATTTTTAAGGAGGCATTTATGGGTGTTTATACAGGTATTGCCCAAGACAATGTCAGGATTAACAGCGGCAACGCTACGTTTAATACCCTGACTGTCAGCGGCATTACGCAGTTCAACGGTGCGTTTGAAGTCACTGCGCCTGTCATCAAGACGGCGGACTTTTCTGTTGGCGATGCGGAGACCTTCCTCATCAACAACAAGTCAGGTTCCGCTTGCACGGTGACGCTTCCGGCGGCAGCGTCATGGACGGGCCGTATTCTGGTCATCAAAACCATTCAGGCGCAGGCAGTTAACTCTGCTTCGTCGAACGTCATCCCGGCCAACTCCAATACGGCTGGTACGGCGATTGTGACTGGTACGGCTGGCAATTGGGCTCTGCTCGTGTCAAACGGCACGAACTGGGTTATTATGGCTACGTAATTGTGTAACCGACCCCTCTGCGCTACAACGTATGGGTCGGTTATTACACAGGGGCTGTAGATGGCAGGTAAACGCATATCAGCTTTGGACGCGATCAGCGGGGCCAGTACAGCCAACGACGATGATCTCGTTATCTTTGATACGTCTCTAACGACCACTAAAAGAATTTCCAGATCGCAGCTTGCCGCTGGTATGGTTGGCGATCTTCCTTACACACCTACCGGCAGTATTTCCGCCACAACAATTCCCACAGCGATAAATGCTCTCGCTGGTAAAATACGCTGGGGTGCCGGTACTCCTGAAGGTGCCGTATCTGCGGCAGTCGGCACGCTGTTTCTGAGGACAGACGGCGGCTCTAACACTACTCTCTACATAAAAGAAAGCGGCGCCGGTAATACCGGCTGGGTCGCAAAATGATGGAGCCAGATGTGCCTGATGGATCTAGCTTTCTCGACTGGTTCAGTTTGTCAGGACTAGCGGCTATCGTAGCCGGTGTGTTTGGCTACGGTAAACTACATGGTAAGATCAGCAACCATTCGATGGAGATCGCTAAGCTTCAGCAGAACAGCGACACATTGACCAGACTGGACGAACGGGTTCTGCATATAAAAGCGGATATTTCTGAGATAAAAGATCAGTTGAAAGCGTTAAGTAAATGACGACGAACCTGACCAGTCAGACAATTGCGTCTACTTACGATCAGTTGTTACACGTCGATGGCGGTCCGACGGCAACTGCTAAGGTTGTTTATAGCGGTACGGGGACAGCGACTGCACTTAAAGTTTCTACGACGCACGTCGAAGTAGACAACATCAGACTTGATGCCAACACCATTTCAACGTTGGACACCAATGGAAATCTTGTTCTGGCGCCTAACGGAACTGGCTCAGTTTCTATCGCAAAGGCGGCGATCACGGGCGGACAGATAAGCGGCATTACAGATCTTGCCGTTGCCGACGGCGGGACCGGAGCTTCTGATGCCTCCGGGGCTAGAACCAACCTTGGCCTCGGTACTATCGCTACGCAGAACTCCAACAACGTTACTATTACCGGTGGTAGTATCTCTGGGGTTACATTTACTGGTACGTTTAGTGGTATCACATCCATTGATTCTGGAACGTTTACGACCAGCAACACAACGACGGGCGTGACGCTTACAAACAATACTTTGTCGGCGGATGGGTCTGATACGAACATTGATATCAATATTACGCCCAAAGGTACGGGCGAGGTAAACCTTACCAAAGTTGATATCGACGCTGGAACTATTGACGGTACTACTATTGGAGCGAGTTCTGCGTCTACGGTAAAAGGCACTACGGTCCTTGCAACGCAGGAAGTTGGCTATACTACCGGTGCCGGCGGAACTGTTACACAGGGTACTAGTCGTACTACCGTCGTCACCTTGGATAAGATATGCGGCGAAATAGTATTGTTTGCGGCGGCT